GTGCGATTACAGCAATTTAAATCTATTATTAATGGATACGAAGAATTTAAAACAATGGAGTTGGAAAACGGACAACGGACACCAGACAGATTAGATTTTACAGACATGGTGCAAAAGTTTATTGATGATGGATTAGTTGTGCCTTTCAAAGTATTGATGGTTGATGAAGCTCAGGATCTAACACCTTTACAATGGGACATGGTAGTTAAGATGTCTGAAGGTGTAGAACGTGTATACATTGCAGGAGATGATGACCAAGCAATCTATGAGTGGAATGGTGCTGATGTAACTTTGTTTCAAACGTTTCCTGGTAAATCACTTGTGTTAAAAAAATCTGTAAGACTTAATAAAAACATACATTTCTTTTCTAAATGTTTATTAAATTCTATGGGTGATAACAGAGTGCCAAAAGAATTTTATTCTAATGATAAAGAAGGTGCAGTGTATAGATGGAATGGTTTGAAGAAAGTGCCTTGGGATATGGATGGTAGTTGGATGGTGCTTGCAAGAATAAATGATGTAAAAAAAGAATTACAAACAGAAGCAAAGAATCTTGGATTGTATTATCAAGATCAAAAAAATAATAAATCATTTGATCCTAATCAGTTTTATGCAATACAACATTGGGAAAAAATATGTGATGGTGGCAGCATAAATAGAGAAGAAGCTGTAACAATGTATGAATATTTATTAAACATAGACCACGGATACCGGTCATCTGACAGTAAAAAATGGAGTTTTGCCCACCCAAATCAAGTGTTTACATTTGATGAATTACATTTAAGGTGTGGTATGCGAGATGAAAAAGGTCCATGGAATCAGGTATTTAAAAGAAAATTTAAAGATAAAGATAAACAATACTTTCAAAAACTTATGAATGAAGGCGTAGATCTAACACAACCACCAAAAATTATTATTGATACGATACACCAGGTAAAAGGTGGGGAGGCAGATAATGTAGTATTGGCTAGTAAATGTAACTTTCCATCTCATTTTGATAAAAAAAATTTAGCAGATAAGGTAAAAGAACTTAGGGTATGGTATACAGGTGCAACAAGATCCAAACAAACATTACATTTGTTAGGTACTTATCATCAATACAACTTTCCATTAGGAAAGTATTTTAAACAATATGAGGCTAATTATGTTTAGAAAATTAATTATAGAAGCTTTGGAAGATAGATACAATGCTCAAATCTCTGAAGCAGAGGCAACACTTAAAATTTATTTAGAAAAACCAGTGGCGATAGGAGAGCATCCGCAGCATATAGATGAGGCAGATAAATTAATAGAAAAGATTGCGAACGCAGAAGAAAAGTTAAAAGCGTTACAACCATTTAAATTATAAAAAATGGAAGATGATTTTATAGTAAAAAGTATTTTTTCAACACCAATTTACGTGCATACATTAAATAAAAATTTTACAAAAGATGAGTTATTTTTTGTTAATAAAATTAAAAACGAATGTAATGAAAACTATTTAAATAAAACAAGTATTAACAAATATGTTCTTGAAGAGCCAGAATTTAAAAACTTAAAAAACATTTTAAATGTTCACGTAAAAAATTATTATGATAAGATTTTATCTATAGTAGAAACAGTTACACCTTATATTACACAATCATGGTTAAATTATACAAAAAAAGAAGAAAGTCATCATAAACACTTTCATCCAAATTCAATAGTTTCTGGAGTGTTGTATTTTAATGCAGATATAAACACAGATAAAATTTATTTTCATCATCCTATAGACGATCCTTTTCATTTAGGTCAAAAAGAATTTAATTTATTTAATTCTGAAAGTTGGTATTTTCCTGTAGAAACAGGAGTTTTAATAATGTTTCCTTCTAGATTAAAACACAATGTGCCTAAAAAAATTGGTAATAATTTAAGAATAAGTTTAGCTTTTAATACTTTTGTTAAAGGATTATTAGGTGATGACACAGAAATTTCAAAATTAAAAATATAAGGAGTAAATAGTATGGTAGATAAAAATATGTTTGACGAAGTCTTTCCTCAAGATACGCAGGTAGGTGGATCTCACTATAAACACTTTGTTATTCAACCTTGGACTTTTATTAGAAAAAATGGTTTAAATCCATTTCAAGCTAATGTGATTAAGTATGTGTGTAGATATTTATTTAAGGGTAAATCAATAGAAGATCTTAATAAAATAAAACATTACTGTGATTTAGAAATTGAACATTTGAAGGAAGAGAAAAAGAAATGATTGAAACCAAAGAAATAACTAATTGGTTAGACCAAGATTTAAATAAATTTTTATCTCATAAATTTTTATATGAAACACCACATTTTTTTCAAGAATTTTCTGTAGACCCAAATAAAAAGTTTTATAGTTTTAATTTTGATTCAAACGATTTAATTATAAATTATTTAACTTTTAAGTTACAAACAACTCTTCAACTAACTTTACAATTCAACAGAATTTATATGAATATTCAACACCCTGGCATGAGTGGTGAATTTCATACTGATGATGATGAAGGTGGGTTAACTTGTTTATATATGTTAGTTGGATCAGGTAATTTTGAAATAAAAGATGAAAAAACTTTTAAATTTGAAAAAAATAAGTTAATTTGTTTTGATGCAAGAAAATTACACATGGGTCATGAACCTAAAAAAGGACCAAGAATAACTATAGCCTTTAAAACTAAAATTATTTTAAATGATTGAAGACAAACGATTATCAGAAAAACTTTTAAAAAATCATTATGAGTGGTGTAAGGAAAACGGGAGGGACACTTCATGGTACAAAAAAAGAAAGAAATTATCTACTGTGAAAAATGCAATCAGGTTCAAGCAGTAGTAATACACAAATATGATTATTATTGTGCTGAATGTTATATTTTCCATTTGGGGCTACCAATTAAAACAATGAAAGTAATAGAGGATACTAATTTTAGTAAAAAGAAACAATGACTCATCAATTAAATTTTGTATATAATGACAGCGATTGGATAGCTCCTGCGGAGTATCCTGATTTATCTAAAGCAAAAGAAATAGCAATTGACCTGGAAACAAAAGATCCAAACATAAAAACAAAAGGTGCAGGTTGGGCAACGTTTGATGGGGGTATTGTAGGTTTTGCAGTAGCAGCTCTTGGACAACAATGGTATTTTCCAATTCAACATGATGCAGGTGGTAACATGGATTTATCTATTACCTGCGCATGGTTTCAAGACATATTAAAATTACCAGCTACAAAAATATTTCATAATGCAAGTTATGATGTTGGTTGGTTAATAGTAAATGGTTTTGAAATACGTGGACAGATAGTTGATACAATGATTGCAGCAGCTTTAATTAATGAAAATAGATTTAGTTTTAGTTTAAATGCGTGTGCTAAAGATTATTTAGGTGAAATAAAAAACGAAACTTTTTTAAATGAAAAAGCAAAAGAGTGGGGTATTGATCCTAAAGCTGATCTTTGGAGATTGCCTGCAGGTTACGTAGGTTATTATGCTGAACAAGATGCAGGTTTGACTTTACGTTTATGGGAAAGATTTAAATCAGAAATATCTAAACAAAGTTTAAATGATGTATGGGAAATGGAAATGGAACTATTACCTATATTAATTGAGACAAGAAGGAAAGGAATAAGAGTTGACGAAGCACAGGCTGCTAAGTTAAAAAAAGAATTCAAACAAAAGGAGTCTGAGGTTTTGTCTAGTATAAAATCTCAGACCACACTAGACGTAGATATTTGGGCAGCTAGATCAGTAGCGCAAGTGTTTGATAGAATAGGTGTTGACTACCCACGGACACCGAAAACTGGAGAACCTAGCTTTACCCAAAATTGGTTAGTAAATTGTGATAACCCGATAGCGCAACTAATAAGACAAGCAAGAGAAATAAATAAATTCCATTCAACATTTATAGACTCAATTCAACGTTATGTTTACAAAGGTAGAATACATTCTGAAATAAATCAACTAAGATCTGACCAAGGTGGAACCGTATCAGGACGTTTGTCATATTCTAATCCTAATTTACAACAGATCCCAGCTCGTAACAAAGAATATGGAAACAAAATTAGAAGTTTATTTTTACCTGAAGAAGGTAGACAATGGGGTAGTTTTGATTACTCACAACAAGAACCTAGAATTGTAGCTCACTATGCTGCCTCAACTAATAATGAATTCTCAGGAAGCAAAGAATTTATTGAAGCTTACAAAAATGAGTCTGCTGACTTTCACCAAATAGTTGCAGATATGGCACAGATTACTAGAAATCAGGCTAAAACAATTAATCTTGGACTATTTTATGGTATGGGAAAAGCTAAATTAGCTAAAGAACTAGGTATTTCTAAGGATAGAGCTGAACAACTATTATTAAAATATGGAGAAAGAGTGCCATTTGTTAAGCAATTAGCCACAGAGGTGTCTAACTCTGCATCTAAATATGGCTTTATTCGAACAATAAGGGGTCGTAAATGCCGATTTGACATGTGGGAGCCATCTACCTTCGGAATGAACAAAGCAATGCAATATGAGGAGGCTAAGGCCGTTTATGGGAATAATATACGTAGAGCCTTTACTTACAAGGCTTTAAATAGATTAATACAGGGTTCGGCAGCAGATCAAACTAAACAAGCAATGATTGAATGCTATAAAGCTGGATATAAACCTTTACTTCAAATTCATGATGAATTATGTTTTTCAATAGATAAGGAAGAAGATATAAAAAACGTTAAGGAGATAATGGAAAATGCCATCGGAGATTTCAAAGTACCTTCCAAAGTTGATATTGCACTCGGACGATCCTGGGGAGAAGCTAAGGAATAGTAGCCCCTGCAAAGAATGCAAGGGCACTAAGATTACTTTTCAGGTTGAGGATCTTGAGATTGTTCAGAAGAGTCCTTGTCCTCATTGTTCTCCGACTCCTTCTCTTCTTCGATCTTACGCAGCCTTCTAAGTTCTGCATAATAACTTGGATGTCTCCATTCCATAATTGCTCCTTTTATTTTTTATTTACTATTATACCACGAGCAAATTTTCCATTTTTTATTTTATTGAATAGTAGAAGATTGACGAAAGCAGGGGTTCAATTCTAGCTGCGACACTGAATGCTTTTATAGAATTTATTTGTTTCAGTAAATAGATGCATACTTTTATCTAAATCATCATTTAATTTTTTATAAAAATTTTTCATGGGTTCATATAAACTATAATTTTGTAGTTCTGCTTTTGCTAGTTTTGGATCTAAAAGTTTCATTCCAATAGCTATCTGATACCATAATGTATTACCTAAATAATAAAAATTATTTCCAATATCATTGATATAATCATTTTCTCTTGGCATTTTATAAGACCACATAGTCATTAATTTTTTTAATCTTGAAGACCGTCTTTTTAAATCACTAGATTCTTTCCAAAATTCAGAATCTTTTCTTGGTGTGATGTAATGATACACAATAAAGTCTTTAATGTTATCCCACATTTGTGTCATTTCTGAATTATATTGTTCATGAAATAAATTACATTTGTAATTTAAATTATTCTTAAAATAATATTCTATAAAATGATTTATTTGCATAATTGTGGCATGAATGGATGTAGCTTCAAGTGGTTCAATAAATGCACTTGATAAACCAGTTGATAATACATTTTTAACCCAAAATTTTTCTAACCTACCAGTGTTAAAATTAATTTCTTTTTGTATTTTTAATTTTCTATTTTTTAATTTTTTAGAAATTTCATCATATGCTTTGTCAAAATCTGTGTATCTGCTGCTAAAAACATATCCACATCCCATTCTAGTTTGAGTAGGTATTTCCCAACACCATCCATGTTTTTGAGCCCAGGCATGTGTATAATTTCTAATTTCTTCATTCTCACCTAATTCATAATTAAAATTTAAAGCACTATCTACAAGTAAATTATCTTTGTAGGATACCCATTTATTTTCTTCAATATTATTTATTAATACTCTTGCAAATCCTGTGCAATCAACAAATAAATCTCCCTCAATTTTTTGTCCTGATTTTGTTTTTAAATGTTTTACAAAACCATTTTCATCTTGTTCAAACCCAACTACTTGATCATCTATGTATTTACATTTGTTTGTTTTGATAGCTTTTTTCTTTAAATATTGACCTACCTTAAAAGTGTCCAAATGATAGGCCACAGGTATTTCAGAAACAATTTTTTGTATTGTATAAATATTTTCATCATCATTAGTAAAATGTAGTTTATTTAAGGCCATTAATCTTGATTGAAAAGTTTTGTCATAATCTAAACCATCTGCTATATGAAATGTTCTAAAATCATCATAACTGATGTGAGGATATTTAAAAAAATTATTATAATTATCTCCAATAGGAGAATAAAATGATTTTCCAACTGTGTGCCAATCACTATGTTTTATACCTAACTTAAATGTAGACTCAGTTTCTTTTAAAAATTCTGTTTCATTCACACCTGTCAAATTGTTTTGTAGATTTATTAAATCATTAAAACGTCCTGTTGTGCTTTCCCCAACTCCTATTATAGGAATTTCTGGTGTAGCCACTAAAATTATTTTAATGTCTTGATTTGTTTTGTTAATAAAATTGTGTGCAGTAGACCATCCTGCAGTACCACCACCTACAATAACAATTGTTTCAGTTTTGTCTTGAGACATAGATAGCGTGCAGAATAAGTGAAAAAAATTTAAATGCTAGTTTTTTATTAACTAGCTATATCAAGAAGACCTTTTTTAGCGTCTTCAACACTTTGATCATTAATCTTAGTTCTAAGATTCTTAATCTTTATATCCATCCACTTCATATCTGGAGTTACTCTACCCTGTTCCAACGCTTTGGTTGCCCATTGTGACTCCAATTGAAGCTTCTCCGATATTAACTTTTGTAGTTGCATCTCGGTCAACCTCCTCGAAGGTTAGGAATAAATGATCAGGATTATAAAAACCTGGTCCTTCCCTTTCTGTTACATCTCCTGAGTCAACCTTCTTTACAAAACTCTCAAGAGCTGCCCTATCGTTCTCAGCCTCAAGCATCTCATCAATATATATATTCTTATAGTTTGCTTGGACGCGATAGAGTTTCATAAGCGATTATATACCAAATTGTGATATAATTGCAACTATGTGGTAATTTTAGGTTTTTTTGGTGGTACTAATAGCTTTTCATTGGGACTTTCCATCTCTAAACACTCAAATTTTATAGCTATTTTTTCTTTGTTTATACGGTCTATGCCATAGTAATCATCTTTTTCTAATCTTTTAAAAGTCTCATAACCCATTCTATAACCACCTAAAGCACAAGTGTAATGATCATTAAACATTAAGCCAGTATAAGTGGCATCAGTGCATTTCATAGCTACAACGCTACAAAGGTGTAAAACGAGCATGAATTTAGTCATAAAATTATCCTTGCATATCCCATGAAAATAATTATATTTAAGATATTATAAATCATAACAAAGAGGAGGCCACATGGCAACAGAACAACCAAGAACAATTAGCACAGGTCCAAATTCTGAACCTTTATTGCTTACACAAGAAGCAACAGAGTTAGATGTAGCACTGGATGAATTACAAAAGGTATGTAAAAGACTTTGTGATCAGCTTGATGATCTGACAGCTAACATAAAAAAACTAACCGAAGAAAATGAAAGGTTGAAAGACGCATTAGGTATTGTAGAGTCTAATCCTATTCAAGATTTGGAGAAGATATTAAATGAAAAATAAATCTGACACTTTTAAAAATTGGTGTCAACAGGTTGACAGTATTTTATCTGACCTGCCTGCACACACAATAAACGGTATGCCATTAGAATATTCTGATGATGAGTTTCAAAACTGTATGCGTAAATTACAACAATGTTCACTGAAGTTTGATGATATGCCAATTTACGTAATAAATGAAAAGGTAGCATCTGAACTTTGCTACGATCAATTGAAGGGAATGGAAGAGGATGAATAACTTAATTATTAAAACAATTATTTGTGCAGTTATGTTTTTGATACCTGCAAAAATTTTATTAGCACTATTTGGTGGTGCTTTTTATTTAATTTTCTATTAGGAGGATAAATGGACATAAGTAAATGGAAATCATGTGCAGTTGATATTGAGTCA